ATGCAGAATAACCAGCACCATATTTAAGAGAAGTTGTTGCAGTAGCCTGTGTTCCAGCATATGTTAATGTTGCGGGTGCACCAAGATATAATAATGCAGCAGTTCCATTTGTCACAGTTCCAGTAGTATGTGTTGGAGTTGTTCCAACAGAAGTGGTTCCTGCAGTAGTTACTTTATATAATCTACCAGAAACATAAACTGTACTATTTAAAGTCAACGCAGTAGAAAACGCAAAAGCTGGTGAGTTTGTTATAGTTCCAGAAACATGGATAGGTGCAACAGAACCTGTATAACCAGTACTGGCCACAGTGTATAAACGATTTGAATAATAAATCTGATCACCAATATTTGTTAGTGAAGTCAATCCTGTCCAAATTGTACCAAAGGTAATAGTTGGTGCAGATGTATAGTCATATCCTGGATCTGTTACACCAACACGTATAATTGACCCATTCTGTAAAACAGCAACAGCTGCTGCGCCAGTTCCACTACCGCCACTAAAATTAACAATAGGAGGAGAAGTATATCCAGAACCACCACCAACAACTTGAATTTTATTTATCATTCCATACAATGTTAAATCTGTAATGGTTTTAAATGTAGCAGTACCAGTTCCCAATCCAGTACCAGCAATAGCAGCGGTAAATACACTACCAACAGTATAAGTTATTGCACTGGTTCCAGCAATAGTATTCCATTGAGTACTAGTAGTAGTACCCATACTGGCTATTGTATATATTTTACCGATAGTGAAAGAACCAACAGTAACTGTGCTATTAGTAATAACAGCCTCAGCTGTTGCTGTAGTACCAATATACTCAAGTGCCGATGTTCCATTTGCAATAGTATTATGACGATGTATTGGTCCACTAGATCCAGTAACACCAGAAATTGCAACACGATATACATTATTTTGATATGTTAATTTCTGATTAACAATAGCTGTGCTACTTGCAGACCATGTAGAAACGCCATCGAATGGAGGAGAAATACTAATGGTTGCAGATGTATATCCAGAGCCACCAGAAGATAGTGCTTTTCCTGTTAAATAAATTTCTTCATCAGTAGCATAACCATCACCCTGAACAGTAATTGATCCAGAAGTATATCCAGAACCAGACTGATCAAGACGAATAGTTTTTAATGTGCCAGCAGAATAAAATTGAGAACGAAGCGCAGTAACAACTGGCATGTAAACATCAGTTAAGAATTTATTTCTTAATGCAATCGGAATGTTATAAAGGAATTTCCACAGATAACCATCCATTGTTCCTATTGTATCATAAGAAGTGCCAGTTGGTTTTACTGTTGATGGACTACCATTGTTATTATCTAAACACTGATAAACATTATACTCATCAGTAACTACATAAAATACAGCATCTTCTAATTTTTGAGTTCCAGAAGGTGCAATTGTAACTGTAGCAGTTGCTACCGCAGCTGTTCCATTACCACCAATAATTACAACTGTTGGAGCAGATGTATAACCAGAACCACGATTTGTTAATGAAATATCAATTATCTGCCCATCAAGAACAGTTGCTTCTGCAGTTGCACCAGAACCATTTGCATCATTATGCGCAAAGTACTGTAGCATCAAAGTTCCAGTACCATTCAAAACAGTACCAGTAGTATGTGTTGGTGCAGTAGTTCCAGAAACACCAGTATTTGTTACAAGATAAGTTCTTTGAACATTTGCTGATACTTGAACTTTAACCATAGTACCATAAACATATGATGTATTAGCAACCCAAGTAACCGCACCCTGAGATCCAATATAAACATTCGGTGCTGAACCATAACTATAACCACCAGATGTTAAGTTAATACCCTGAACTTCAGTAGAGTATTGATCATCATATTGATCATATGTAGTTCCACTAACCCAATTATGTCTTAATACTACATAAGCAATATCAGTTGGCTTAATTTCTTTAGCCGTAATAATTTCATTACGAGTTTGTAATTCATATGCAAAACTATCAGTAGGTGTTGGTGGAGTTAGCTCATCTTCCCATGTAAGAGTTCTACCCAAGAAATAATAATATCTTGAGTATCTAGATGTAATCTCATTGTATAGACCATCTGCAATAGAATTATGCAGAGTGGTCTTCATTAAAGAAGATGTAGCCATGTTTTATCCGAAAATTAACTTACTGTAATAACCCAAGTGATTGCGATAGAATCACCAGCTGCTTTATTAACAACTGGGAAAGTTGTACGACATAACATTGAGTTTGTTCCATCAGTACCACCAGCAGTAGTTGGATTAAAAATACCAGCTTCAGTAATTGCGCCAGTACCAGTACCAGCTGGGAAAGTTGCTGTTGCAGTAACAGTATTGGTAGAAGCAGTGAATGAACTAGTAGCAACACGACCAGCTGATGTTCCCAATGCGGTGTCACCAACTGCTGGAGTACCAGTACCAGTACCGATCGCCATAGTATTCATTACTGACTGCGCAGTTCCAACCATACGAGCAGCAATATAAGTCTTACCAACTGTAACAACCAAATTGGGTACTTTCTTTGCTTCTTTTAAATTACCATCTCTGTCAAATACAGAAATAGTTAACTCGCCTGTGATTCCTAAGTTTTCTTGTAAATTCATAAAATTCTCCTTTTATTAATTATCCCGTGAAAGTAGATTCGCCTACTATGTAGTTTCCACTGTCATTTGCAAAATATGAACTGCTAGCTGGATATGGGTCATTATATGAATTTAACCAAATCCCACCACCACTACCAGTTGCTGTAACTGAACTCGTATCTGCTGTTATCCCATTATTTAAATAATGAGTAGCCAATGATTTATTTAGGACAACAAAGGGAACAGTTCTTGTGCTGTCAGTACCAGTTTCAGAACTCATTGTCACTGAACTTGTGTCAGCAGTAACTCCATCGTTTAAATAATGTGTAGCAATAGCCTTAGATATATCAGCATAAGGTACTGTTCTTGTACTATTAGATCCTGTGGTATCACTTAACGTAAATAAATCACTATCTAATGTTGTACCATCATACAAATAATGATTATATACCTGAGAGTTTAATGTCTTAGTATTAGTTAATACACTAATACCATTTCTAGTTAATGAACTATACCCATAAGATATTGTTGCTTCTGATGGAGTAACAGAACTAGTATCTGCTGTAGTACCATCATTTAAAAAGTGAGTTGCCAAAGGTTTGGATATATTAGCATAAGGTACTGTTCTTGTACTATTTGTACCAGTCTCAGAACTCATTGTAACTGAACTAGTATCCGAAGTCACACCATCATACAACTTATGAGTAGATATAGCCTTTGATGTAACTAGATAAGGTACTGTTCTAGTACTATTTGTACCAGTCTCAGAACTTATAGTTACCGAATTAATGTCCGCTGTTACCCCATCATTTAAGTATTGAGTAGCAATTGCTTTGGTAACACCTTTAGTAGAAATAGCATCAGTAGATTGCAGTTCATCTTGTAAAGCAACTACCAAATACTTCAATGCGAATTCTAATGTAGTTCCAGTGTCAAATTCATTTCTAATATCAAACTCACCAAACAGTGCCATACCAGCTGGATGTAGCAATGTTTTAACTGCTGAACGATATGTATCTAGACGCTCATCAATCTTAAGCACATAAGCAAATGCCTGATAATATTTACTATCTTGAATAAAAATAGCATCATCTAAGAAACCATCATTTGTTGTATAGTATCCTGGATATTTTGCCAGAGAATTTAGCGTAACTTTAATAACTGCAGGTTCATCTGCATCTAGAATTGTATATTTGTTATCAACGAAGAATTCACGAACAGTCTCACCTACATAAGTACCATCCCAATATGCGGTTACGTTATAGTTTGTAGTATTGATAGTACCTTGTTCAAAGAAACCATTTGTAGTTTCTGAGAATGCAATTGATGTGCCTGGATATGGCGGAGATGGAACAGTTGGGAGTGTTGTAATAACTAAACCAGTGGAACCAGCACTTGTTGCAGAAACCCCACCATATGGTAATAGTGTTGCAGTAAAGTCTGTAGTATATCCAATTCCATACTTAACAAATTCAAGTGCTTGAATACCGCCAACATCGCTTACACGAGTAACCTTTAAAACAGAACCTGCGCCCTGTCCATTTTTAACTTCATATAAGTCACCAACTTTGAATTTTTTACCAGCACGCTGAACTTCAACTTTTGATGTAGTTGCTAAAACAGTTGCATCAAATACATCACTGTAACGAAGTTTATCACCAATACTAATATTACCAAAGAATCTACGATCAATAAACAATTCGTAAATGTGTTCAGAGATTTGAACAGCATTGTCTACTTCAATTTCAACATACTGTCTTTTATCAACCTGAATACGAAGAATCTTTGTTGCAGTTACAACATCAACAATCTTACCAACAACATCATCTGGGCTTCCAGCATTTACATATACAAATACGGAAACGTCTTGATTCCATTTGCCATCAGATGCACGAAGAATTTGTTTAGATGGATAATCAACTACAACTTCTTTATTGAATAAAATTTTGAACAGTAGTTTAAAAGATGCTTCAGAACCTTTTGCTAGGTACTGATCTTTCATCTTACTTAATAAGAATCTTTCATTGACAACTGTATACGGAATATTATGTGCAACTTCATTCTTGAAGTATTCAATGAATGAATCTAGAGTATTATCTAAATCTCTCAGTGTTGTAAATTGGGAATCATAATTTAGATCCAAAAACTCATAATATGCTTTTATGAATTCGATGAATGTTCCATAGTCTTCCCTTACAAACTCAGGAACCTGAGAAGGAAGTACTGATGCGATTTTTGGTCGGGTAATCATTAGTTTCTGCTAGAAGTAAATGTATAATTCTTTCCACCACGTAGGTCACCATTTGCAGTTTTATCAGGAATTGCAATAACAGTTAAATGGTCACGTGCAATTTCAGCAATTTGAGTATACGCAGAAACAATATCATTTGATTGTGGCTTAAAGGTAATTTCCCAATCAACATCAGCCAAACCAGTAATGTTTAAGTTCTTGACATTGAACAACCCATTGGCATAATCAATTGTACCGATAGTTGGGTTTACAATAAATTTAGTACTACCAGTTGCGCTTGTTGATACTACATTATAATAAAGTCTAATATTACCAACTCCATCATCTTCAATATAGTGGATTTCTTCACTGCCATAGATATAGAAACCAGTTGAAGAAATAGCACCTTCAGGCACACCAGCTGAATAAACTGGGTTAATCAGATTTAGCGTATACTCTGCAGAAACATTATAGCGTGGTGCTACTTTTCTGCGCATCAATACAGTTGTTATGTTGCTTACGATTGCTTGTTCTGAAGTATCAATCAAACGACTAAGTTCTGAGAAACGAAATACTCCATCAAATCTTTGGAGTTTAGCATTATCGTAATTAAAAATAGTATTCGTTACGATTGTTGCAATCTCAGATGCAGTTCTAATAGTTTTTCTATCATTGTAATAAACAGTTACATCCAATGCAATATTAAGGAAATCTGGATCAACAATCTCTGGTGTAATTGATACTACACTTCTGGATGCCAACAAAGTAGTTTTTATATCAGATTTTTGTTGTAGTGTTAGCTTATTTGCGTTATATGGTTTTACGCAAATGTAAGTCTTACCATAAACTGGTGGTGTATTATCTTCACCACCCCAAACAGAAACTGCTTGAATATAATTGAACGCAGCATAAATCAATGCTTTATAGTCATCAGGAGTTACTGCACGATTTTGAGCAGCATACAATCTTGGTGCATTATACTTAATACTATCAATAGATTCAATAGCAACACCACCTGCACCAATATCAACAGTAGTAACTATTGGACTTCCACCAATTAAAGAAATGCCATTATATCTAAACTCACGTGCACCATTACCAACTTCTCCACCAGAAACAAAATAGTCTAAGTGAATGACATTACCATTGGTTAGCCCAGCAGATATAATTGTGTCACCAAACACAAGTTCATATAATCCACCATCAATTTCTTTAATAAAGTAAACATTACTATCTGAAGCTAGTTGAACTAAAGAAGTTGCTGGAGTAAAAGTAGTAAAGGTATCTGATATTGATGACTCTTGGACACGAACCTTTAGAGTTGAAATATCAGCGTTTTGATTTGGGATGATATACTGTTGACCAGTGGCAACAGTATAATAAAAAGAAAGTGGACTACCTTCAACTAACTCTATGTTAGTGAAAGTATATGTACCATTTACAGGAATAATTGTATATTCAGATATAGTATAGAATGTATAATTTAAATTACCAATAACAGTACTGAAAGGACTATACTGTGGTAGTGTCAATGTCGATGGAGATTGATTTGGATTGCTTACTGCCATATTAACAATGGCTCTGGCAGATCTAACTGAAGATGGAGTATAACCCAAAGTTTTAGCAAGAGATACTACGCTTGCACGTTTACTTGCTGAATCCAAAAACATTTCGTTTACAGCTAAGTTTGTATACAATGCGTTATAGTGAGTATTGTATGCAAGAACATCTAGAAGAACAGATAATCCTGAACCTTCAAAATCATAATCAGTAAACTGATTTTGACCCTTTAAGAAATTCTTTAGATTACTTTTAATTTGGTCAAAATCTAATTCGCTGACCTGAATTCTTTTGCTATCTATAGCCATATCTTATCTCGTTCTATAAAGTATTAGATCAAGTGCCACTGGGGTACTCGTATTAATTATTACAAACTCTACGGTTACATCAATAGAGTTTTCATCTTCAGATACAATTGCCTCTACATTTGTAAGACTAACTCTTGGTTCAAAGTTATAAATTGTAAACTCTATTGCTTTCCTAAGCATAATGGGTAGCATTGGAGTAGCTGGTTCAAACAATAGTGATTTTATTTGAGAACCGATCTCTGGGTGAAATGGTTTTTCGTAATTTGACGTTAAAATCAAATTTCGGATTGAGGATTTAATAGCTTGCTCATTAGTCTTAACTGTCACATCTTTAGTGACAGGATGAGCCATAAAATTTAAATCTATATCAACGAATGTTCGGGAATTGTGTGCCATATTATTATTTAGGAATTGTGCTGCAATTATACTAGTGCAAATCCATTTTTAGGATAAGTTCCTGCCACAGTTTGGTGGTTATTCATGGTAAACATATGACCCTGATTCCCTGTTTGTCTGTATGAACAGTGAATCCAGAATGCCTGACCACCTCTGTCATATTCCATAATAACCTGATTCCAAGAACCTAATTTCTTAACAATCTCACCAGCTTTCTTATGAGTATCTGCTTTACCACCTTTGAAGGAAATATCGGCAGCACGCCCAGCAGGATGATCTCCACCTTCTTTCTGATAAGTTCCATTCGCAAGTTTAATATTCAAATCGCCACCATCATTTGGTCCCTGGGATGGTCGTCTAAATCCACTTGTAATTACGAAAGAATCTCTTCCATATAGTTCAGCAATTGGCTCAAGTATATTATCGCAGAGACGTTTTAGATTAGCAACAATATCTTGCGGAGCAAGCATCTCACCATCAGCCATCTGATAAGATCTTCTTGGAATACGTACACCACCCATGGTTAAATCACCAAGAGTAAAGTTCTTTGATAATCTCATACCAGCATTGAATGCATCAGTTGACATATTCAATATGGTACTGACATCAGATGATTTACCAGTTGCTGCAGAGGTAGCAGTTGGTTTAACTGTATCTTTAACAAACGTAGTTGCAGAATCTGCAGATTTTGATGTTTGATTTTGAGCAACTCTATCTGCTTTATATGCTGCTAAATCAGAACCTGGACTTTGAGTTGGTGTTTCAAACGCTACTTCAGAACTACGAGTTACCAATGGTGCAGCAGCAATCTGAGAAACACCAGAAGTTCCACGTGTTTCAATTGGTAATTCTAAATCAGTTCTTATCGCATCTCTTGCTGGTTTTGCAGTTTTAGCTGGGTCTGCTGAATTTGGTGTAGCTGCAAGACCATTCTGCATCTTTAATGTTTCGCCGTCAATTGCAACTCGTCCACCAGAAATAATACTTAATGCATCATTTGAACCAAAAGCTGCATCTGCACGAGATTTAATATTTAAAGTTTCTTCACTTTGAATATACATTTGATGATCAGATTTAAGATTCATATTATCTGTACTTTGAATATTCAGCAGACCAACAGATTTAATATTTGTATCAGTACCACTTAGCATTAATATTCCACCACCAGATTTATTATTGATGTTACCGTCAGCACCAATAAACGCACTACCTTCAGTCTTAATATGTAAATCCGCACCAGCTTCTATATTAAATCCAGTTTTAGAAATCATGTTAAATTGTCCAGCAGATTCCAAGTTGATCTTATTTGCTTTAAGATTAAACTCACCACCAACAGCCATATTAGTTGAACCACTGACATTGATATTAGCATCATTATATACATTGATATTAGCTGCGCCAGAAATTTCAAGATTGAATACGTTATCGGTACGAACATTTAACGCACCATCAACTGTTAAGTTGCATGCACCTTTAATATAGATAAATCCATTTCGATCAATAATCTCATATCCATCACCCATGATTCTATTAACCTGAGTTCCTGAAGCATCCATCTCAATGAATGTGCCAACTTTGTGATGAATATTAATACGCTCTGCTTCTGGTGTATTATCAAACTCCAATACATGTCCACACTCATATTGCGTTACATGATTATATGGATATACACCAGCATAAGGAACTGGTGGCGAATTCCAAGTTCCACCATTGGCAATTCTAATTCCTGATTTTAAATCAGCTTGTTTTTCAGTAACAATTGTTCTGCCAAGATTATTACCAGAAGCAAGTCGGTTTGTATCTTGCTCTTCTTTATACTTTGGATATACACCATTAGGATCTTGGAATCCTTTTGTTGAATCTACATCACTACCATTACTAATAGTTCCATCTGGTCTAAGTTCACCTATAGGAACTGGTTGTGGTTTAGATGGCTCACCTTCTAATTTAACCATTAACGCTCTGGCTTGTCCTGCAGTAGAACCAGAAATTTTTTCTAATTCTTTAATAATTAGTTTTGGATCAGCTGAAGCAAGTCCAAGGTTAGCAACTAATCCACTAACAGTACCACTTGGATTATCAATACCAAGGGTTGAGGAAATTTCATTCAATGAATTTCCAAATTCAGAAAGAGTGCTGTTAGAATTTCCAGTGCTTGTTAAAACTTTATTAATATCGCCATCTAGATTAACTGATTTAGTTAAATTTGCAAATTCATTTTGAACACTAGTTATTACTGATAGTAAAGATGCATCTAGATTAGCAAGACCAGCTGCGCCCAATTCACCAATTACTGCACCAAGTTCACCTAGTTTACCAAGATCTTTTAAGCCAAGATTATTTAAATCACCAACAGCAGTTAATGCTGCTGGGCTAAATGCACTACCAAGATCTGCTAAGTTTCCTAAATCACCTGCAGCATCTGGGTTTGGATTATCATTTGGTACATCAGTACCTGCTGCTGCAGAAGATTCTGGTGGAGTTTTATCTGAGTCATCTGGAGGTAATGCTTTTCTCACACCAGAAAAGTCAGATCCCTTTTCAACTTTGTCGCCATCGGCAATTGAAGCTGTTGGTGAAGGATTCTTTGGATCATTACGAAACTCCCACTCACGCATTAAATTTTTCTGAACAGTATACCAAGTAGTAGTAACTTTATTACCATTTTTATAATAGTTACCCTTTTCACCACCGAATGGGAATCCAAGATTATATGGATCTTCATATGTAGGAAACTCTGCAGCAAGTGCCTCACCAGCACCTTTTAATAACGTGTCATCAGTTTTAGATTTGCCTTTAAAGTATGCGAATAATTTCGGACGTTTACGAGCGATAATATATTCTTGACAAATAAGATCTTGAGTTGCCTCACTGAATGATTGGTTGACATCAATATTAAGTGATTGAACTGCATTCTTTAAAGTTACTGGATCAATTTGGTATTTACCAACTGAAGAAAGTTTATCTGGGCTTCCAGCTGGTAATGATTGTTTCTCCATAATGTCTTTAATTGTCATCTTAGACAATTTGACATTACCATCACCAGTAGCTATAGCAGAAGTTCCTTGTGGGCTATTTGCTGATTTTGTATAAGTATCATAACTACCCGCAACAGCATCACCAGTTTTAACAAGTTTAGCAAGTGGTCCAAGAACCTTTTCTGTACTTACAACTTTACCAGGTGGAAGTTTATCTGTTGAACCTGCAGCTGCTGTAGATGCTGGTGGTGGAACTGGGGCATTAGCTGCTGGGGATAGAATACCATCTAATTGATAATTATTAACAACTAATGGCTGTTGTATATTATTACCCTCAAAGGCATCTTCCTTTTGAGAAACTCCAGTAAGAGTTCCCATCATAATTGGAATCTGTTCGTCCACATCCATGAACATAACCAATACCCATGTACCAGGAACTGGTCCAACTGGTGCTTTTCCAACACCAGAAGTTCCTGCTTCAGTAATAGGTAAGACTGGTTGAGCCCATGGTAAATCCTTTGTTGCAAGTTCAGTTTTGTCTTCAGTATGAAGACCAACGACACGAACTTTACAACGTCCAACCTTTAGAGGATCATCTCTATCCTCTACGCATCCAGTATAAAACTTTTTAAACATTAGTTAGTTATCCCATGATAAGAATCTTTGATCAATTGCATATGACACTCGTGACTTTTTCGGTCAATTACATGATTGATGGTAGCTATTAAATAAAATCCAGATATAGTATAATCTACGTTTTCATCATCACCATCTTGTTCTCGCACAGGAGCACTTTTATAACTTTTTATTCTAACCTTTTGACCAACTGTATAGTCAGTTTTTCCTGCAACTACAATATTAATTTTGAATGCCTCTGCTAATTTTAATCTGGACATACGTTCAAGTCTCATGGTTACACTAGTAACATCATCCCATTGATCACCAAACATTTTTGAGTGTACAACATCATTAAACAAAACACCTTTATTTGTAGCAAGCAATTTTGATGTATATAGAGGACTTAAGTTTAAGTGTTTCTCGAAAGGACCAAATTTTGAAGGTGCTTTATATGAAAGTCTTTTATATTTCTTTTTAGTTATATCAAAAAACATTATACTAGAACCATAGGCTCCACCCATAACATTATCCATGTAATTTTGACTTGATATAACTTGAAAGTCTCTAATAGTTTTATATTGACTATTCAAATCTTTTGAAGATCCTCCACCATCACTACCACCTTCTTTTACATTATCTTGGACTTGATTGTTTATGAAACCTGCTATAGGATTTTTAAAATTTAGCTCATCTAAAGAAATAAAATTAAACCCATATCTATTTTCAAAAAAGATATATGTTGGATTCCCTAAAGCATCAAGGGCACGTTCTGCGAGATAATTTAAATTCTTAACTGGTGACCAAAAATTAGAAACATATTTTGTTTTATTTCTAACTAAAGTGCACAACATCTTTTTCTTAAAATCTTGCGTTGGTCCCTGCAGCCAAGTATCAACTATAGATGGAACTATCTCTCGTATATTCCCTTCGAATGCCTTTGATATTTTTGTATTAAGATCAGTCACAGCTTCAACAGAAACAAAGTGAAGTTGATAAACCATATTTCTATCTGCCAACTTTTCACGATCAGATATTTTGTAGATATAAAACCTTGCATTTATTACATCGGCTCGTCGATTTATATTGTATCCAGGGGTAAAAATTCTTAAATCTACTACCTCTTCTCCAATAAAAGGAAAGTTGGTAATAAAGTCAAGAGATTCCCTAAAGATTAAAGAACCAGAAATAAATGGTGCAAACATATCTTCATATATTTGAATCGTCAGCAATTGATTTGTTACATTAAATGATTTACCACTCTTAAGAGATGTTATCTTAATTTGCTCGACATTAATATCTCCAGCATGTCTAATTTTATCAGAGCCAAATCCTCTTGATTCCCCACCTAAAATTTCAGTTAAAAATTCAAACATAATTATGCCATTAATCTCTCAAATTCTGAAGTCATTTGTTGTATAATTTGAAGAGAAACTAATTTGATAGTTCTCTTTGATTCATTAATTCTGTCCTCATACGTAATATTGTCTATCGGAGTTGCTGCAGGATAATCACTATTTACAACAAACCCATTCTCGTTCTCGTAATGATGTGTGTCATAAATGTCACCGTATTTATCAACACAATATTGAACTAATCTATCATAGGGTAATGGCCATTCATTTAGATAATCATAACGCTGATTAGCAATCATTATTGCCCAATGATACTTTGGAGATCCATAAAATTTATGTGATATAATTTCTGGTGTTTCACCATCAACAATATCATACAGATCGTATACTGTTATATTATCTAGAGTGTTTTTTAGTGGTCTTACATTTGCAGTAATGTCTCGAACAACAAAAAGTTTCTCAGTTCCATTTAGAACGAAGTTATAATATATTTCTGGGAGAGTATTAAAGTAACTCATTAGTAATTATTCCCTATCTGTGCTTTAGTCAAGATTGCCAATTCTAAGAACGACAATGTGACATTAATCTGGGTTGGCATACCACCCTCAAAAGTATTGAATGCACCATTTGGAGTATAATTTACATTCATACTTTCAAGTACGCAAGATGGATGACGATGTAAATTTTTATTTTCAGTACCGCCAGTATAGTAAGTTATGTCAAACTCAGATGGATAAATAAACACAAAATTATGCGCATCTTTATACTCTGGATGCATGTGTAATTTAAATGTCTGTATAATTTGTTTCACAGTTGACGCTTCAGCGGCAGTACGAGGAGAAAATGTATAATCGAACGTAAATTTTCTAAAGTTTACATTCTTAAAAACTTGTTCCTTCATCGGGTTTGCTGCCATACCAGAAGTTGCAGAAAGAGCACCACTAATAGGTGTCTTTGACAATGCGAGATTTGTTGCGATACTTTTTGCAACAGACTTGGCAGAATTTTCTCCGCTACCTACTGCCTTTGCTACTTCTCTGCTTGCCATTGCTGCTGCTTGAAAAGCAAAAGTATCTTCTGCAGCCCACTCCATACTATAATTGATGCTTAGTTGGTTTGGCACATGAAGCATAATACCACCTTTAATAGTTTTCTGCTGGCGTGATAGATCTGAACCTCCAGTAGCATCGCTTACAATTGCTCCAGCACCTAAACCGATTGCTGCACCAACAGCACCACCTTTTAAATTACCACCTATGGCACCTCCACTGATTGCGCCAATACCTGTAGCGGCAGCCATGCCTTCACCCTTTGTAACTTTCTGTCCAGCTAATGTACCACGATTACGATCTGCTTGAGTATCCATAGGTGTAACTGAACCAGATGTCAATAATCTAGAATCATTATTAACATTGATGTTAAACAGTACATAATTTCCACCGTATACTCGTTGATTGCTAAACAAGTCACTTGGGTATGAAAGTCCCCCAATCCCGAATTCTCGAGCATTAAATTTTTGTGATGGAGTAGTCTCAAATGGAGGCGTAGTAGGTTTTTGCTTTGTATCTGCCATAAGTTCTCTGTTTTGTGGGTGGCTTACATTATTATTTAGGCGAACTACTTACGTCTAAATAAAAGTGGTTATTTATTCTTTATAGTATTTATGTTCCATAAAAGACGATTCGTACCTGCATTTCCAGAAAAATACTCAGGAGACCCTACGTGTATAATTATGCGTAGTTCCTGGGAGACTAAATTCGCCTCATGGTGTGATAAAAACCCATCGGTCGTTAAATGGAAATCAGAAGAAACTGTTGTTCCCTACAGATGTCCAACCGATGATAAGATTCATCGTTATTTTGTAGACTTTCAAATTCAAATTAGGAACAAAGAAGGTTTGCTCCGAACCTATCTTGTAGAGGTAAAACCAGCTGCCCAAACAATCCCACCAGTATATCCTGGTCGTCAAACTCAGCGTTATCTAACTGAATCAATGACCTTTATCAAGAATCAAGCTAAATGGAAAGCTGCCACTGAGTATGCAAAGGATCGTGGATGGGAATTTAAGATTATAACCGAGCATGAACTTGGTATTAAATGACCTAAATAATTGAATGGCTACTCAACCTAAAAATCCTACCATACACGATATCTTTGAGCGTAATAAATACGACCTCAAAACTGCAGCAACAAAATCTCGTGGATGGTACTCTCAACAAGTACTGCTTCTTGGTAGGCAGAGAATCACGCCACAGCAGTTAATGCGTGAACATCCTAATGAGCAAAAAGCACGTATTATTCCAGGCAATCTTTACATGTTTGGATATGATCCGAAACTAAAAGAAACTCTACCGTACTACGATAAATTTCCTCTAGTATTCCCGTATGCTTCAGTTCCTGGTGGGTTCATGGGTTTAAATATGCACTATCTTCCTTACCAATTACGTATTCGCTTATTAGATCGTTTAATGGTATTCAAGAACAATGATAAGATGGATAGTACTACTAGAATAAAGTATTCATGGTCATTGATCGCAGGGGTATCTAAATTTAAGTTAGCAGAACCTTGTATTAAACACTATCTATTACCCCATGTTAAAACAGCTTTTAAGAAAATTGATTCCAATGACTGGGCAACTGCAATGTTACTACCAGTAGAAAGATTTTCTAAATCTACAAAAGAAAATGTATGGAAAGACTCTCAGGCTAGAATATGAAAATATCAAATTTTGTATCTCAAGTAGGTCAATCTGGTTTAGCAAGATCGAATCGTTATACGGTTCAGTTAACGCTTCCAGGAACAACTTATTCACAAAATCAATACAGAAAGATGTTACTGTTTTGTGAAGCAGTACAGCTACCTGGATTGAACGTAAATACAACGCCAATCAGAACATTCGGTGAAATTCGAGAGATGCCGTTTGAAATGAATTATGATCCAATCACTTTGAGTTTTTATGTTGATGGAAACATGGTTATCAAAGGTATCTTTGATGAATGGATTCAAAGTGTTCAAGATGTTAATACAAGAAATTTTAATTACTACAATAACTACACTGCTGATGTAGTTAAGATTTTCGTTGAAGATTTAAACAATCAACCAAAATACATAGTTGGTCTTTATGAAGTTTACCCAAAAACTGTTAGTCCAGTTCAAATGGGTTATGATCAGAAAGATATAATGAAGCTGAGTGTTAGTTTTGCATATAAATACTGGCGTTCAGAAGTATTAAATAGATCAGAACCTACTCCAACACAACAATCTAACAAATTAGAAATTGCAAGAGGACATACAGGTAGAAGAACACAAGGAGTACCAGCTGGTAGTTTTGTTAATAATGCAGTTGTATCTTCTGACGTAAATAGTTTTGAAGATTCAAATGGTGACATTATGATCGGTCATGGATAAGGAACATAAAATGGCAGAAGAAATTAAAAGCGAAAGCGAACTAAACAAAGAAGATTGGATGAACAGTAAGTGGCGTCCGATGATGGGTTGGATGTACATGTTAGTATGTACCATGGATATGATCGTATTTCCAATCTTATGGAGTTTACTACAAACAGCAACTCATACCCCAATCACTCAGTGGAGTCCACTATCACTACAAGGTGCTGGTTTATTCCATATTGCCATGGGTGCAGTTCTAGGTATCGCAGCATTCGGTCGCACACAAGAAAAACTAAATGGAGCAAATAATGGTGGAATATCCTTACCATCAAGCAACTTTACAGCACCTAGCGTTTCTGCGCCAGCAGCAACATTCAGTTCACCAACCAGTTTTAGTGCACCAGCACCAACGCCAGTATTCAGTACACCAGCACCAACGCCAGTATTCAGTACCCCAAAACCAATGCCCACAGCAACTGGTTTCGGTGGAGGATTCGGATTAGATCCATCTGATCCACCTGCAAGAAATACAAGAAACGATTAATATGAAAATTGATGATAGATTATCAGAAGTCTTTGACACACCAGTCATAACTAAGACTTCTAGTGAAGGTGAAATTATTGATTCTGAAACTGGTGAAATAATCCTAACAGCAGAAACAAAAATTGAAAATGATTATGAGGATACTCGTAAAAACCTTCGTGACTTATTGACAACTGGCCAGAATGCATTGATGCATGCTCTAGAAGTTGCCAAACAATCTGAACACCCACGTGCTTTTGAAGTCGTGGGTAATTTGATGAAACAATTGGCTGATGTAAACCAACAACTCATGGACTTACATCAACAAAAAGCCAAATTAGATGCACCAAAGAATAAAGATGCATCTAAGATTACTAACAATGCTATCTTTGTTGGTAGCACCAGTGAGTTAGCGAAAATGATACAAAATATGAACAAAGGAGAATCATAATATGGCTTTACCATTTAACACAACCCCTACGTATAACGTAACAATTCCTTCAACTAAAGAGAATGTTAAATTCAGACCATTCTTAGTTAAAGAAGAAAAAGCATTGTTGATCGCACAGCACAGTGAAGATCAAAATGTAATGATTGATACGCTAAAGAACATTATCAAATCTTGCATGCTTGATAAAGTAAATCCAGATACACTTGCTATGTTTGATATTGAGTATCTCTTTACTCAAATACGAGCAAAGTCTGTTGGTGAGAATGTTGACTTACTGTTCCCATGCGATGTTTGCGATGATGAAAAGGCTAGAGTAAAAATTAGTTTTGACCTAACGCAGATCAATGTAGAGATTCCAGAAGGTCATGACAAAAATATTAAATTATTTGACGACGTTGGTGTCATTATGAAGTATCCTACAATCAATGTTATCAAACAATTAGAAAACGTAAACACCAGTGACGTTGATAGTGTGTTCAATATCATATCATCTTCTATTGACATTATCTATAATGGAGATGAGATATTCCATACCAAAGAACAGAATAAAAAAGATGTTGTTGAATTTCTTGAGAATCTTACATCGAATCAGTTTAATAAGATTCAAAAATTCTTTGAGACCATGCCAAGATTAAGACAGCCAGTTAAATACACTTGCCCTGTGTGTTCTCTTGCGCATGATAAAGTCTTGGAGGGACTTGACAGTTTTTTTTAATGAATCTCTCTCATGATTCTTTATTCAATCATTATAAAACAAACTTTTCATTGATACAATATCATAAGTATTCATTGGAAGAATTGGAATCTATGATTCCTTTTGAGAGAGAAATCTATATTACTATGCTGATTCAACACTTAGAAGAAGAAAAACAAAGGTTAGAAAGCAAGAAAAATGGATGATAATACCCCAAAACCAAAGATAGAATATTCTGAGTTTAAGAGAATTCTGGAAGCACAGAGAGCAGCTAATAAAACTGCAGAAGCTATTGAAACATCATCTAAAAAATTAAATGATCTTACAGAAGAAATTCGTGATGAAGATAAAAAGGTTGTTGGTGAACAAGAGAAATCAGATAAAGAATTAAATGCGAATATTAAAGAACTGGTTAAGATAACCAGAGAATCTGCTAAAGATATCGCTAAAGTAATTGCTGATAAACAACCAAAGTCATTTGGTGATAATCTTAAATCTAAATTCGATTCTAAATTTGGTTCAGTTCGTAATATTCTTGACACCATGGGTATTGTCAAGAAAGGTACTGGTGGGATGTTAGATTCTGCTCTTAATAGAAGAGAAGCTGATAAAACTTTTATCAAAGGGGATATGAAACTACATGGATCCTCTGAACAAGAAGCCAGAAATAAACTTCAAACTATTAAAGACCATGAAAAGATTGTTTCTAAAAATGAAAAAGAAATTAGCAAATTCACTAAACTTGGAATCTCTGAAGAACAGTTAGGTAAAACTGCGAATGGTAAAAAACTTTTAGATACACGCAGAACTAATGTTCAAGAGATATCTAAACTTGACTATAGAGTGCAACCACAAGTAGAAGAAGCTAAAAAAGAAAAGAATAAAGCACCAATGAGTGCTAAAAATAAAACACCAATGGGAACTACCCCAGTTTCTGCAGTACTGGCAAATACAAACAACCCACAATTAGAAGAAGCTAAAAAAGAAAAAAATAAAGCACCAATGAGTGCTAAAAATAAAGCACCAATGGGCACTAGTCCAATTTCTGCAATAGTAGGCAATTCAGATAATCCAAAAATACAAACTGATGAACTTCAACAAGAAGCAATTAAAAGAGAAGATGATCAAACTGAACTTCTAAAACGTATTGCTGAAAATACTGGTGGTAAAGATAAATTTAAAGCAGAAAAGAAAGATGATCTTGGAGACTCTCTTGGTCCACTAGGAATTGGACTAGCTGTTGCAGCAGGTACTATCGCTGGGTTAGTAAGCGCATGGGTTAAAACTGTTAAACTATTCGGTGAGATGTTTGGTAAAGGACTTACCGCACTTGGAGAGATTTTTCCATCGTTTGGTAAAATATTAAAAGTAGTTCAAGAAACTTTCACTGGGTTTATTGAGGGGATCAAAGGTATATTCTCTTCAGTTGTTAGTAAATTTGCTTCAATGTTTGAAAGCGCAGTAGGATTCTTTAAAAATCTATTTGGTGAAGGATCATTACTTGGTAAAGTAGTATCTACAATAAAAAGTGCAGTAACTGGTTTCTTAGAGCCAATTACCGCAGGGTTTACAGCACTTGCTGAAGCCAGTGGACCAATATCAAAGGCAATAAGTTTTGTCAAGAATGGTATTGGTACCTTTATGGAATTCTTCACTGGTATTGGTTCCAAACTAGAAATGTTTGGCACTTTATTCCGTGCAGTGTCTGGCATAGTGTCAAAGATCGCATATCCACTAATGGTTGTTATGGCTGTATGGGATACTATAAAAGGTGCACTAAAGGGTTGGGAAGAAGGTGGTTTAATAGGTGCAATTGGTGGAGCAATAAAAGGATTGTTTAATTCTCTTGTTGGTGGTGTCGCTGATATGATTAAAGGTGCAATTTCTTGGATCGCTGGAGCACTAGGATTCACTGCAGTAGAAAAATTCCTAGACTCATTCTCATTCGAAGATCTGTTTAGTGATTTGGTTGATGCTATTTTGTTTATTCCACAAACAATTCAGAATTTTATTATGCATCCAATTGACTCAATTATGAAATTGGGTAAGATCATAATGGATACGTTTAGTGGAATTGTTCATGTGTTTGATCCAGTTATTGATTTCTTCTCAGGGATTGGTGACAGCATAATTGGTATGCTTGAAGGTATCGGTATCCCAGAGATGGGATTCACTATACCAATTATCGGTAAGAAAGTTTCTATTGGTCCATTCTACCCATTTAAGAAAGATTCTGAAGCACCAGCTGATACTCCATCTACTGATGCAGCTGGGGGAACTACGAAAGCAGTACCACCAGAGAATGATAATCCAGTATCTGGACAACCAGCAGCAACGGGAGCAGCACCAGCAGCAACGGGAGCAGCACCAGCAGCAACGGGAGCAGCACCAGCAGCAGGAACAACATCTACTGTAACTACAAAAATTGCTGGTGAAGATGTAGTTCCTGGACAACCATTATCTGCCAAACAGATGGCAGTAATTGGTATGTCTACTTCTATGGGAAATAAGTATCCCGCAGAAATAATGGATCAATACAATAAACAATTGGGGAGAAAATCTGAAACAGCAGCTGGTGATGCTGCGTCACCAATAGTTGAAAAATCTGCAACAGCAGCTGGTGACGCTGCGTCACCAATAGTTGAAAAATCTGCAACACCTATTCCTGGCGGTGGACAAACTGTTGATCCGAGTGCACAGAATTATAATGCTACTGCTGCTGGAACTCAACCTAATGCTCCAGGTAAAGCAACACCAATAACTGAAGGTGGTAAAAAACCTCCACCTAATGCATTAAGTGCAATGATAGCTGGTGGTGCAAAACTGTTTGGAGTAGATTTAGAAGCTGCTCAAGGTGCACCTGCACCAGCGGGAACTGGTAATGCCATTGAAGCTAAAACTGGCGATGTCGCAAATTCTAGAGATGATCTATCATCGAAAGGTGGTGGAACTTCTGTTGTTAATGCTCCAACAACAGTTAATAACAATAGCCAAACATCATCTCATGCTAAGTCTCCATTCAGAAATGAAGAAGGAACACTAAACAAATACTACGCAAGCAGACTTGGTGCGTACTAAATGTGAAAAAGCCACCGCAAGGGTGGCTTTTCTTTGGCTAACGATCGATCAATTTTCGTGAGCGATTTTCTTAAAGTAAGACATTACATCTTCATCGTCATCTTCAAGGGAGACTTCCTTTGACTTAGGTGCTGGCGCAGATTTAATCTGTGGAGCAGCAGCCACTGGACGATCTTCTTCTTCAGCAATCTCAGCAGCAGACTTTGAAGAGAACGCATCACCAGAAAGAACTTCTTCAAGTTTCTTCTTTAGTTCATCATAAGATTTAAAGTTCTTGCGATCAGTAAACTCGGACAACTTGTGTTGTGCATTTACAACAGCCAACAACTTGTCTTCATCTTCAGAAACAGGTGCGGGATCCTGGAATGAAGACTCATCATAGTTGGTGTAACCATCTTTCTTACGCATGCGCAGTTTGAAGTTTGCACCTTCCCAAAGATCAAAAACATTTACAGGTTTTTCATCATCATAAGTTGGACGTGCCTTGTCCATGATCTTATCAAAAATCTTTTTACCGAATTTGAACAGAACAACTTTACCTTCATTCTCAGGATGCTTTGGATCAGATACGACCAAGACATTGGCAATGAAAGATAGGCGACGTTTTTGTTTACGAGCAATCTCTTTGTTTGCTTCAGAACCAGAGTTCCAAAGTTGGGTATTCAACTCACCGACAGGATCGTTTTCACCAAGAGTTGTTAGGGAGTTCTCAATGTACCACTTACCAGTTGGTCCTTGGAAGCCATGAGAAAACAAACGTACCCAAGGCAACTCATCACCTTCTACACGTGGTAGGAAGCGGAGTGTGGCTGTGCCATTACCTGCTTTGTCGCCTTCAAGTTTCCAGAAGCGATCGTCAGCGTATGACTTGGTTTCAGTTTGGGGATTTGCGACTTTTTCGAATGCATTTGAGATTGCACCAAAGTCAGAATTGCGCATTTTGCGGAGTGTTTGAATATCCATTGTATTTCCTTCGTATTAAAGTATTAATTAGTATCGTCTTGTTTTATATGTTGAATAAAGATCTGATCAGTTATTCCATCTACCTCATCGACAAATGGATCATCATAGTCTTCATCAACATAACTATTTAGCGTTTTCATACCGCCACTTTTTTTACCAGTGGATTTTCCAGAACGCTGACCAGAAAAATCTTCTTCAAATTTCTTTGAATTTTTATGATAGGTCTTACCCATATTACAACTCTGCTATCTCTTCTTTAAATTGATTAAAAACTGTTAAGACTTTTTCTTGATCGTACTTAACAAATCCTCTAACTTTCTCAACTTTGCGTATCTCGTTTTCCCACAGTAATAACATAGAACTGTGTTGTTTCCACGCACCAAGTAAATTCTCGAAGTCATCTATAATCCTAAGGGTTTCAATCCCAATTTGTTTTCCAAGGTATAAGTTAAGTATACTTGGATATTGATTTAAAGTAAAATTTAAAATCGATTCTTGTTTAATCTTGCGTTTGTAAGCATCCATTAAAATTTTATTGCAGTCATCTGCAAAGATTTTCGTCATGGATTGTTTACGTTTTTGCCAAGCCATCAGGTAAGTCTCAGCTTCTTCTGAGGCATAAACAATATTCTCATTACCGTATGCGAAATTTGCAACGAAAAATTGAATAAGGTCTTTGTCAACAGGAAACTTACGAGCTAACTTCTCAAACATATATCTATCATTGCGTGCGTGGAATGCTTCACGAGTTCCTTGTACAGCACCCCTGTTTTTAAACACATCGAAAGAATCTTTTGAGAAATGTAACTTGATAGAAATGTAATACTTAAATGCTTTAAATCCGTCCATTATACATCTAGCTGTGCTTGTTTAGGTAAATAATTCATCTCACGAAAGTTCATCTCGATCTTTTCCTTGAGGGATTTGTTGATGAGAGACTTTACATCTTCTGGTTCAAGGTAGTTCTGCTTACAATACTCCAGAACTGCATCCATGTGATTGATGCGTTTTTCCTTAACGATCTGTTCGATAAGCAAAGAAAATTCATTTGAGTTCTTAAACATATGATTTCTTCAGGTAGTATTCTGCTGCTTTGATTGCTTGTTGAAGTTCACCATACTCACGCATTTTCTTTTTATAGAGATGCCAGATAGGTGTGTTGGTTTTCTCAGGATCCATCTTGCGCTCAAATTTATCAAGATACATGCTGAAGAATTTATCCAGACGCATGCGCTCCACAAGAAGTTCGTGGTGTGTGTCATGGATACCTTGGGTGTTACGATCAGTTGCGAACGAAACGATTTTTGTGTAGTTTGTATTCATAATGTAATTATACCTTATTTATCATTGCAAGACAAGTTTATCATATTACCGCCATAAAATGCAACATCAAGGATGAGTGCTTCATTTTCTCTAGTCAGGTGGGTAATTTTATTTTTCATACATACAGCTTCCTGATGGTACTTCTTACGCAGAAGTTCTATCTCAGCTTCTTTCTCAGCACACTTAACACAGAATTCACTCATATCATCTCCTCATTGTTGCAATGTCAATGGCTTCTTGATCAGAAAAGATCGGCACTGCATTTGACTTATGCATAGTACCAATACCTTTGATTAGAGAACCTGTGTAGACTGGAGGTGGCTTTAATGCACATGGTCCACCAGTAAAGGGAAGACTTGGAATCCTAGGCGTCTCACGACGAGCAGATTTTCCAAGTGAGTACACATCACTGAGTGATTGCTCTTTTTGAACAACCTTCTTTGTGGCATACTTCTTGAGCATTCGTTCCCACTCGCTCTGCAACTCTCGCTGTTTAGCGTTAGGCTTGGGTTTCTTTGATTTGGCTGGTCCAGTATGTATCATCTGCATAACAAATCCTATTCAGTCACTATAATATAATTATACCTGAAGTCTGAATTAAAGTAAAGGGATTTCTGCTAATCCCCTCACTTTTGTAGGACTATTTTTTGACTGTAGTCTGAGATTCCATCTTGCCATGGGCGATTGCATATGCAATGCAAACATTATCACCATGTTCATAAGCACAACGAACTGCAAGAGGATCAATCCCTTTAACAATAGCTGACTCAATGTTAGACTGCATTGAGTTAGTCTTGTGGTAATTGTAATAAGTTGCACAACCAATAGCCGTAACTGCAATTAAAACAACTCCAATGATAAATGCTAAACTTTCTTTATTGTTCATATTTTCTCCTACCATGAACCATCGTCGACAACCACTCTCAATGAAATTGGTAAGAGTGATATAAAAATGCCTCGCATATTTGGATTGAGTTCATCGGGTTGCATAAACTCAAAGGCGAGACGCCAGTGAAATGGATTTAGTGTAATACTAATCCAAATGCCAGAATACTTTACGTAATTACTTAAGATCTTTAACGTCATCGCATAATCCTAATTTTTTGGCTTCAGCAGAACTGAGCCAGATGTCTTGTGGAGGAAGTAGATATTCACGAATCTGTTCTTCTTTAAGACCAGTACATTTCTTATAGTGAGATACCATACGTTTTGTAGTTAGATCAAATTCTTTAATCTGCGCAAACAGTTCATGCTCTTTACCAAACGCACCCCATGAATATTGGTGTGATAGAATAGAAGTATTCGGTGTAAGAATTCGCTGACCATTTGTACCTGCAATAAAAATCATCAGACCAGCAGAAGCAACCTGTCCAAGACCAACTGTTCGTATTGGTATTGAAGAGCCACGCATTACATCAACTAATGCAAACGCAGCATTAAGATCGCCACCTGGACTAGTAATAATTAAATTAAGCATCTCTGGAGTTTCTTCAGCAAAATTTGCTTCAAGAATCCACTCAACTGCTTGCTTACAAGTATTAAGAGTTACTTCCTCCATCAAGAGAAAGAACGAGTGCCTCGAACTGTCCTCTTTTAGAGACAGGTTTAGTTTTTCCATCATTGTGTATACCACCTTCTTTATAAAAAATATGTCGACCGATTATGGTTGTTCGTTGAAGTTTCCATCTTGGGTTAACGTAGTCAGCATGATAATATAGAGCACCCTTTGTTATATCATCTATAACTTCATAGTTTGCATAAGCAAACAAAGCAACTTCCATGGCTTTTTCATAAGCGATGTTATTCTTATTTAACCTCATTGGTTCACAGAACCATGTAAACTGGCAAGTGGAGTTGGTTTTCTGTTTTACAACACCACAAATATTGTTTGGGAATTTTGGACTTTGTGTCCTATTCAATGTGACTAGAGCAACAGCTAGTTTTCCATCTTCTGGTTCATAACCAGCTTCATAATAGATGTTCTCAGCTAAACATGCTACTTGTTGTTTCGCTTCTTTTGTTAGTTCAGAGTATCGGATGTCAAATAATTTAAAATTTTGTGGATATGCAGTTGCAGCAAATGTAATTGCAACAATTGTTGATATGAGTATGAGTATGTATAAATACACTCGCATAGTATCTCCTTAATTAGTTAAGAAAGAGAGCGGATGCTCTCTTTCAATCCCGTATCAGGTTGACTTCTTGCTAGTAGTCTTTGTATCTTGGGGGATGTTTGAAACGAAACCATTCAAGACTTGCGCCTTTGCAATGATGTCGCTTTCTACTGGGTAAGCAGGGAATCCTGGATGATCAGGAATCGTGCCACCATTGATTTTAGCAGATTCGACTTTAGTTTGCCAGTCGTTGCTAATTACTTCACGCTTACCATAGTATTCCTCGGAAAGCATGTCTTTTGCCATCTTGAGAAGTTCAAGACGGATTTCAAATGGCGTAAGGTTTGCCATAATTTTCTCCTTTGTGTGTGTGTTAAAAAAAGATGGTTTTATTGGGATCCATCAACCCACTGTGTATACTATTTAGTAGTTTCTATCTGCTTCTTTGGCTTTGGACGAGTTTTTCCTTGAAGATTTTTATCGCAAACTACTTCTTTGCTAGGAACGCACTTTTCAACTTTCTTTGGTGCTTCTGGTTTCTTTTCTGCTGCAAAAACAGTTGTTGCTAGAGCCATTACTAAAATTGTAAATAAAGTTTTCATTAATCCACCCTCATTGCATTAAAATTAACATTCGGATTTTGATCAAAGATGTCATCCCAGATTCTGCGCCAATTTCTAATAAACTTCATATCGGCAGTGTTTTCTTTTTTGACAAACTGATCAGTGGTTGATGCTATGTTATCTTGAAATATAGAATCACATCCCCATATATTTATGCCATCACATGCACTAAATTCTAAAAGAAAGTCCGCAGCATAGTGGGCTGCGTTATACCATTCCTTTGGTTTGAAAACATGAAGAATTGTAAACTGATCATCAATCCGCAATTCTTTCATCTTTTCCCATGCTTTGGTGCTAACAATAATCGGACATTGAATAATGTTTGGAGTTGATTTTAAAATCCAAACAATTTCTTCGTCAGCGATTACTGTAGCATCAACGCTAAATGCATCACCAGGAATGTTGCAACCAATTACAAAATCACCATTTCTGTCAAAACAGTGTTTGCTTGGTCCATTACCTAGTATTACACCTAGCATAAAACATTAGAACGAGTACTTCAAGCCAGCAGAAACAGCACCACCATCTAGACTAGAAATGCGACTTTGACCTGCTTGATAACGATAATCTGCAGTTAAAGAAACTTTCTTAGCAACTGGGTATGATACGCCTACACCAACCAAACCAGCATAACCATCAGTTGAATTCTTTTGGTCTACATAAGCAACACCAGCTTTAACAGCTACAACTGCTTTACCAAAATTAGCAACATCATAAGTGCCCATCAAGCTATACTTGTTCAATTCAGTACCACTTGAGTAACGATCCCAACCAGCTACGATACCAGTTGTACCGAAACTTTCAGAGATGGTCAAGCCACCGCCATCACGATTGGAGTTACCATTATCACGACTTGCATTGATACCCAACTCAACTGCTTGCGCAGAAACTGCTGCCATTAATGCAGCTACAAAAATCATTTTCTTCATCTGTAAATTCCCTTAAAAGTTAAAAGTGGTAGGTTATTCTGTTACGAGGAAACCTACCGAAACCCTAGTCAGCGTTTAGGCTGCCAATGCGAACTGTGAGTCGTTTGCGTTTACTTTTGTTTACTTTTAACGAGTATCTGTCTCGAGTTGTCCATCTTCGTACTTATTGCCACGTCGAAACCTGGTCACCCCCATCAGAAACATACTATTTTAATCTGAGCGCATCACATGCGACTTTTTAACTCAACGACCTAGTATGTTTCTGGTGGAGGTGGGGAGAATCGAACTCCCGTCCGCAACACCTTTCGGTTAATTTCAAACAACCATTCACTTACACATAATTATACCGTATTAATCTTTGCAGTTCAACTTTTTGTAGTACTGCAAAAATTCATCAAACTTTGGTAGTTCAGCACAAACTATAACCATTGGTATTTGAACCCCATCTGGTCCAACCATATGACCTTGCATTGCTACATGCAAACCAAATTCTTTTGCTGTTCTATAGAATTCGCTACTCTCGGGATCCATTCTTTCTGGCTCCACAATCTTAAATCTTTCACGAATCTGATTAGCTACATATGATTGATGTGGTTCAATCATCTTAGCGCATTCTTCTGCAGCTAATTTATGTTCTTCTTTAATAGAACCATAGTCAAATAATGGAATCATTTAAATACCTTTCACAAATTAAACAAAAACTACAGGTTTTGTATTCATTACTGTAGCAAGACCTGAAATCATATCGCTACTTGCTGGATTAATAATTGAAGTAGCAAAATCAGCAGTCACTGGGTTATTTAGTGCATTCGCCAAAGTAGTCATCTTACCAATACCTTGAGCCTGTAGTTGGGATTCTGCCAAGTTGGCTTCATCATGTGCAACAGCAGCATCTAACGTGCCAGAGTGTGTAGTTATAGTTCCAGATGCGCTATTCAATAGAGCAATTTTTTCATCATCACTTGTATTAGTATCATCCAATATTGTATTGATAAGATCTGATTTAGTTTGTATATCAATAATAGGTTGCTTTTGATCTAAACTACTTGCGAGATCACTTTTGTTATAAGTCTTTGCGCCAACTTGTGGTGGAGCACACTGTGTGAAAGAAGCCAAGAGTTGCTGAAGTTTTTCACCCAACAATCTTCCAATGTGAGAGATGATATTTGTTATTGCAGTAATAGCAGCATTAAACGCATTAATAACAGCTTGCAGTGCAGCACGCAAAGCAGTACTGGCAGCGTTTAAGAGAGCAGCTATTTTAGTCAATACAGCATTGATAGCATTCAAACAAGCTGTGGCAAATGCTTTTAAAGGATTGAGAATTAAATTATCAATTCCATTCATAAAGGCATTAAGAGCCGATTTAATTGCATCCCAAAGATGTGCAATTGCCTGACCAAGTGCACACAATGTAGAAATTTGTGGTGTAACAGTTCTACCTTCCACTGTTGTTGTGGTTGCTGGAATTTGTGGCATCCCACCAATGTTTGCTAGAACAATATTATTTACGTCTGGGACTGTTAGTGCCATATTATACTCCTTTTAAATTTTTATAATCTAATCTTAGTTTACGAAATCCACCAATCCAGTTGTCACGTTTTTCAATGAACAATCTTGGATCATCATTATCAACTGCCATTATGATCACAAGTCTCCCAATAGGAATACCTGTTCTCTCTTCAAATGCCACTGAATATGCAGCACACTGCATAAAGTAGTTGTAGATATCATCACGATCTTTTGGCTTACTAGAAGTCTTAAAATCGATAACTGATAACTTACCCTGAAACTCAGCAATGCAATCAACAGTACCAGCTACTTCAAGATAATCTGAGTACAGTGGTTCTTCAATGGCATGTATATTATCTATGTCTTCGAGCCACTGTGATATGCTTCCAAATAACTCTTTATCGAAGATATCAGGTTCACATCGTTCATTGCGGAGATATGCTTCGCAGAGAGAGTGGATTCTTGTACCTCTGGCACTTGCTCGGGAACTGATTCTGTTAGCTTCTTCATTTCCGACTCTTCGTCTCCACTCGGCGATTCCTTTTGCTGTGTGGAGTCCTGTAACGGTAGTGACGCTTGGATAGGCTCGACCCGTCGGTGTTTTATAGACTCGTGTGCCATCGGGGGAAGTGTCACGTTGGAGTTTAGGGAAATCATGATCAATAAAAGTTTTCATTTAGCCTAACAGGTTTATACATTCATTATAATGTGCAATACGATCATCAAGTCCAAGATAACCACCATTAATTTTCTTGGTCATTAGCTTAAGGTCACCAGCATCTGCTTGAACATTAAGTTTGTTTTTATTCCAGAACCAGATAGCTGACATCAGTGCAAAGTCTTTGTCTTCAGTAACCCAGTCTGGATTATTGAAAAGATTTTCCCAGTCATCAAACATGTCTTGCGCAAATTGCATATAGTTGCTCTTACCAGTCAACTGAATTGGTCCACGACCACGATACTTCCAACCATCGCCAGATTCTTCTGGTCCATTACCCATACGATTTGCATAAACACGATTAGCAATCTTTTCTGGTTGACGTGCATAAGGTGTTGCAGATTCAAGTGTAGGAAAATACTTCTTGAACGTGGTACACAATCCCTGTGCAGAATAGTTTAAGTTTTCTTGGAAGGTAGTCCAACCACCAGACTCATGACCACACTGTGCCAAGAATGCAGAAACACGTTGTGGTGTATTAATCTCATAAGTTGGAAATACTTCTTGCATAGATTCTGCCCACAACTCTGGTTCTGGGTTGCGTGGAAATAATTGTGCAAATTGTTCTGTTGTAATCATCGTTTATCCTCATAATCTTCGAATTTTAATTTAGCCAAGATATAATCTTTAACCAGTGAAGAACGAACAATGTCATCTACAGTAAACTCAATCCGAGTAAATGACTTCATGTGTTGAGCAATATCAAAGAATTTCAAAATACCAGTAACGTCGTTCTTTCGTTTATTTAGATCAGTCTGACGATAGTCTCCACACCAAAGAATTTTAGACATGTGACCAACACGAGTCATAACTGTATCAATTTCTTCAAATGTTAAATTCTGCATCTCATCAACAATAATGATTGCATTATCAAAAGACATACCACGAATAAAGGAAGTAGAAATAAACTGGATATAACCTTGTTCTTCTAAACGATCCCATGCGTCTTTACGATCAAACAACTGATGGCAGATCTGACGATAAGGTTGTTCATAGATTTCCATCTTTTCGTTTACATCACCTGGAAGGTGACCAATCTCACGACCTTGCACTGCTGAACGAACAACAATAATTTTATTAAAAGGATTTGATTTATCCAGTACTTCTTCTATTGCTTTATAAAGTGCAATAAAGGTTTTACCAGTACCAGCTACACCATGTAATGCTACAAAGTAATCACCTTGTTTATACGCATCAAAGAATAATTTTTGGTTTTCTGTTAGTGGTTGGAAAGTTCTTAAATTATCTAATCTTAATTTTAGTTGATTAGAAGACACTGGTTTAGTCTCACGTTCATCATAATTTATTTCTACTACTTTTTTAGCTGAACGAGTTGCCATTAGTTTCTCTTTCTTATAGTTGCGATGATAGTCTATTTAATTGGCTTCCTGGTGTTTTCTCATGGACTCTTTGTAGAACCTCCTTGAATCCCGTGTCCTTCTTGATTGTTATGTGGTCTCCAGCAAACGCTGGTGCTACTCCATCGTAATATCTTTCGTGAGTGGGGTTTGCTTCTTTGTATTGATCAAGTTCGGATATCTTCATGATCTTTTCAAACACTTCACCTGTATCAGTATTTCTAAACAAATATGTTGGCATAATATCTCCTTACACTCTATTTAGTCTGGCTTTGTACTTACGACTTGCTTGGAAGTGTTCAAACACAGGTTTTAGTTCACCGTAGTATTCTCGACTTAAATCAAATATACAATTATATTCTGGTGGTAATCGATAGACTGAAATATCATCAATACCATTAAGTGCATTTTGCAGATTAACCTGATCCCAATTTTCAGGAAACAAACGATTTAGTCTAACCCAACTATCAAGTAGTTCATGCGCCTTTGGAGTATTATTCCAGTAGGTTGTTGCAGAAATTAGTTCATCATCTTTAAACCAGTGAGCAGCAAAATCACAATCTATCGTTTCAAATAATACAGGATACTGCCTTAAAACAGAATCAGCATCTGTCCAGATAACTGGTTCAGTAAGTTTCTCTTTTATGTATATTGCTTTATAATGAGTGTTACGTTCCCAGTTACCACTTTCTTCTCGCTGTTCTACTTCATACTTAATATCTGGAAACTTATTAAGAGACTTTATAAGATTTGCTGCTTCTGGTTCATATAGTGCAGTATAGTATGAAATTATCTTCATTGAATCCAACTTGGTTGTTGACGATTTTTCCAAGAGAACATGCGAGTTTTGTCACCAAGGTAATAATTTTTGTAAGACTGAATAGAATCACCTGCTACTTTGTAGTTGTCAGGCATGGCTGGGGTTGGCTCAGTAAAGTTACCTGTAGGGATATTCTTTGGGAATTCATTCTTTAGCAACTGCATCAAACCAGTATCTTCAACTTTATGAACACGACCATAACGATACGTGTATTCACTGCAAAGCATCTCGAGCAATTCAGCGAGCCACATATAATTCTGAACTGTTTTTCTTACCCAAACAGCGGAAGGGTGATTGATATGAGTAGCACTATACAATATGCCATCACGATTGTCAGAAAGTTCATACCGTGTCTGTTTTCTTCCAGATTTAGATAAACCAACAATTTGAATACCATCAAGAACACGATGAGCAGTAGAAAGTAATTGAGCATATTCGAGGATCATCTTTATGCAGTGTTTATCGACATGCATTTCTGCACAAGTGCGTGGGTCATTATGTAGATAAAAGATATTCATAGTTCTTCAACCTTTACACGTGGTACATCTTGCCAAGTTCCATGGATTTTAATATTACCATATTGATCATGCGTGTTACGTTTAACTTGCAATGCAACTTTGATAATTTTATTTTTGTCAATAAACTCAACTACCTGAAATTCATAACTGATCGGCTCAGGCATCGTAATAGATGGAGCAGGTTGGGGTGGAACAGGTATAGGTGCTGGTGGAACAGCACCGTAATAAGTGTTTGTTGTTAAAACTTGACTCATAACATTCTCCACAATCCAAAACAATCAATACTTACTAGTAGTAAGTAGTTAGCAAGCATGCCAAAAGATTTCCTAGTATAACTAGCCCAAGCATAGATAGCACAGCCAGTAATCCACACAGGATAAAGAGCCAAGAGGGGAGGATTTGGTACGGTAGATGCCATTGTAATGCTACACCCAATACTAATAATCCAAGCAAGAAACTCGGCAACAAAGCGAATACGATTAGAAGAGTAGTCATCACGTATCCATTGTAAAGTTGGTGCAAAAATATCAAGCATAAGTTCCCATTGAGTCATAACCAAATTTCAGCATGTTCAATCCACGAATACCACGAATGACATCATGTAGTATTTGAACAGTATGTGTGGAATTTGTATGTAGAATACCATGACCACCACTGGCGTTGAATGGTTCAATGCAACCAATCGAGTCATCAATCAAGATGCTATTTGGTGTAGCGTAGTTAGCTTTTTCAGATTTCGTACGAACGAAGTTTGGTTTGTAAGGAAAGTTTCTGCTGTCAAGCCATTTGTTCTTTTGGCGTTTAGCTGCATTTCCTCGGACTTCATCGAATGTTCCTACTGAAGTAAGAATCTCAATGTTAACTCCATCAAGTTTCGTTACGTAGTTCATCAACTCCATGGTATCTGGCATGAATTCAAGTTCTTCAAAAATATTGAATTCCATGACAGCTGCACGGAATCGGTTTCCATCTTCAGCATGAGTGCGTAGGGATTTGTACGCTTTGTCAAAATTGCAAAGCACACCATCCATGTCTAAGTAGAGTGTAATATCGTTTTTCATAATATAATTATACCTCAAAACTGAATTAAAGTCAAGCGATAAATTTGGTAAAGTCTGGTGGCTTCCAGCCCTCTGGTTTAAGGATTTTGCCGTCTTCACGACGAATAACCATACCAGTAGTAGGGTCAATTTTTGAAAGATTAGACTTTGCACCTTCATCCCATGCAGCAGAACAATCCCAACCACGTGCCTTCATGTATCCAACGATAACCCAGATCATATCGAAACATGCATCAAGCTGTTCAGCATCATCACTTGTAGCTTCTGCTTCCCAGAATTCTTCTACTTCTTCTTTGATGAGTTTCTTGTAGAGTTCGGCAAGGTCAGAAACCTTTGGATCTGGTTGATGCGGTGTGTGTTGACCACATGCATTGAGAAACACTGAAACATCAGTGAATACTTTACTCATTCATGTTCTCCTCGAATTGTTCGTGTCCACTCATCAAGGGATTCAACTGATTTATTTCGTTCAGTATCCCAGTAGTGTTCTGAATGTTCATCATGAAGTTCTTCATAGTCTTCTTCATAGTTTCCAAAGTCATCAGAGACATACTCTAGACGATCACCCTGTGGATAGAAACCTGTTCCACGAAGAAACAAATTAAAATCTTCAAGCACATGATCAATAAAATCATGTTGGCACTCGTAAGTTACTTTCTGACCACTTTCATGTTCTGCAATAAATGTAAACTTAGGCATGTTCAGTTCCCTCCAATAATTGTAGTAGTTTCTCGATTTGTTTCTTTAAGAGATGGTTCTCTTCTTCAAGAGAATAACACTTCATCATGTAATGCTCAAGTGCGGTCTCAGCATACTCACACTGATTCGGTTCCATCATCGACATCTTTCTTTTTAAGAGACCATGATCCATTGTGTAGATCGGTCCAGATTAAGGTATCGCCAGTTTTCCAACCAGCGGATGCCATAATTTCATCAGTCAATGGAAGAACTAAGTCTCCACTGCCATCGTCTGCTTCTTCAAGCGTAAGTGTCCAGTGTGTAGGTTCACTCATAGTTTATCTCCATCCAGTTAGTATTTTCGGGCATAAGTTCAATAGTAACGCCATTCATTCCAGCCCTGGCAATAATGTTAGAAAGAACATCTGCACCATAGCCGTTTGTGCCATAATAATCTTTATGACATTCATATACAGAACCAGAACTACCCTCAAAGGAATAAACATATCCTTCAAGAGTAGCCTTGGTAATGCCACTGTTTAGTTTCCAAGAATCTGAACCAAGATAACCACCATACCAGCAAGCAAAAACTTTATGGACTGGTGGAGTATCCTTTCCAGTAATCTTAACGACTAACCATTTATCTGGGCGATACTCACTCATACTTCAACAGTCTTAAGCATAAAGCGATCTGCACGTTCTTCGTAATCGATGTAACCACGAGGATTACAAACAATACGAGTACTGCCAATCATGTAGTCAAAATCTTCATGAGTGTGACCATGAGTCCAAAGTTTAATACCTGGATGATCCAAGATAAACTGATCCAAGTTAGAATTGTAAGCACCATTCATCAGGTACTCACTCTTGTAACGAGGATGCTCAGAAAGTTTGCTTGGAGCATGATGACCGCAAACAATGACATTCATCCATGGAGGTGTATCCTTGTAAGTATCCTCAAGGAAACGCATCATTGCTTTGTGGTCTTCAAGAGCATCTTGTGGACTAAGTTTAGCTGGTCGCTCATGAAACTTTGCTTTACCTTCTTCAAACGATCTGTAGTTCACAACCCGATTGCTATTCGCACAGATACGGAAGTCATTCATACGATCATGAACATAACTCATGGTTCGTTCATCTTCACCATTCATGTCAGTCCATAGTGTACCACCCATGAAACGATAATCACCATGATCCCAGAATTCTTTGTCAAGAACATGGATGTTTTCGTATGACTTCAATGCTGCTTTTAGAGTATGAATTGAAGTAGCGTAGTCACCATGATAGTGCTCATGATTACCCATGACGTAAACCACATGCGGGAAGTTCTTGCTGCAAGTACCAAAGAATTCCATAAAGCGATCGGTCTTGGCACTGGACAGGATACTGTCTGTAACTTCAAGATCTTTGGCTGTGCAGATGTCACCCGACAGCACAAGCACGTCAGCCCCATTATCATTCTGCAGTGTAATTGGTCCGAATTCCAAATGGACATCCGAACATATTGCGATTCTCATTAGTGTACCTTTCTCTGTATTTCCATCGGAGGATCCTGAACAATTGTGTTGACCAATTTTAGGAAGTCCTCAACCGATCCTGTTTGTTTGTTTAAAACCATGCAACGTGCCAGCAAAATTGCTGTTAGTGATAGTGGAGTTATTTCATATACATGCATGAGTGTTGACATGTAAGTATCAACGCCATTGGATATTGCAATTAGTTCATCATTAGTCATAATATAATTATACTCCAAAGTAAGATAAAAGTCAAGTTTTATTTTTGATTCGAGATATCACTTCGTTTGCTTCTGCAAAACCTTTAATCTCAAGTGCTTGTTCAATCAGGTATTCTTTGAATTCCTCGAGACGTTTAACTTCCTCGAGCATTGCAATCTTTTTAGGATCGGTGACAGTTGTTGGTTCTTCACCACAGTAGACATTCTCCCATTCACCATCTGGTCGGAGACGAATTTTCCAAATCGTTTTCTTCATGTCAATAAGTCAATTATAGCTTGAACCAGAGAAATGTCAAGTTTCAGCTTAGATGCAATCTCATACACATCCCAGTGTCGCTCAAGCATCTCACGAACAGCCATTACAGTATCATGTCTAAACATATCATGCCTCAATTCCTTTTATGGGTTTAACCTTAGCAGTTATACAAGTACCTTCAATGATGGTAATCTCTTTTCCTCCCTGGTTGGCCAATCCTTGCATATGTTGTATTTGAACATCAACTTGTTGTCTACAAGCATCTTCGGTGGTGTAGTGAACATGCGCTTGCATGAATTCACATTTACCATTCATACAGATAACTAGAACGGGAATAAAAATTTCTAACATAGCGTGACCTTTGCACTTGGTTGATAAACTTCAAATGAATCAGTAAATTGTTTGTTCCATATATCTATGTTAGTCCAGTAACCATGATCCCAGTCTGGGCTATTTTGATAGTACACAGTGTAGTAGGTATCGCTACTCTTGAAGAGTAACTCATCACCTCGGAGTATAAACTTACCACCTACAACTAGGCTACCACCATGAAACACATGGTATCCCTTCTTTAGGTAGCGATTGATTTTCGCTGCTTTCTTAAGCGCATTTACGTAGCGAGATTTATAAATTTTCTTCATCTTGATATCCTCAATTCTGCATCGGGATTTTCCCTGCATGCGTTACGATACGTATAAACAAAGTCAACCAATCCTTCATACGAACCCCAACCATTCTCTGGGTCAAATGTTTTATAATACTCTGGATCAGAGAGTAGGATATTCCACCCTTCATCCAGTAACTCTGCGATTTCTCGTGCTCGGGTAAACTGAAGTTCTTCTGGTCGCCAAAGAACAGTATACAAAGTCACTGTTCCAGCCATGTAAGATATATCAACCTCACTGGCCATTATAGCCAAATTGTGTGTGATGTTCCTACTGTATACAGAGGTAGGTTGCATCACCATTAAATCAACATCAAGACTCATTTTGTAATTCCTTTTTTATGCTTCTGATACGCATTAGCATTACCCTTGCTAGTGACCCACTCTAGATTTGTAGGATGAAAGTTATACTTGTCATGATCGATATGGTTAACAAAGTAAAGAGACTTGATATGATCCTTCACCAAATTTGAAGTAGAATCCCACTTTGATTTAGGTATACACTTTGGTCTGGGGAAAGGAATTAAATTCTCAGCTATAACCCGATGAATATCTGCTCTGATCTTATCAGAACCAACAGTAAAGACTAAACCAGGATACTTAGAACTACCACTCATGGGCAGGGACATCTCTTTAATGCCAGTTTGTTTAGTTGATATGACCTTTACTTTATCGTTCTTGAATTCGATGTAGTAACCATCCATCACTCTACCACCAAAAATAATTTGTTTCATAGTATCGCCAAGAGAAAAACAATCAATGCAATAATGGGATGTCCAAATAACAAAAACATCACAGCCAAGAGAAAACCGTAAAATACTGCATCACTCATACTAGCTCCATATCTAAAGCGGAAATGCGATCCAGCGCAAAAGGTATGTACTGAACCAACTCTAGGCCAAGCGAACGAATCTCGTTAGCATTTGCGTAGTTACGAGTGGAGAGATCCACTAATGCTCGCCTTGCTTGCTTCTCAGTATCATAGGAACCCCACACGACAATTTGGTCTAGTACAGGATCTTTAAACATCGAGCGAATTTCGTAGATTTGTTTCATATTACTTCTCCAGTACTTCATCGATCTCGTCTAGGAGGTCGTGCAAGGGTAGTGATTTAAGGTAGATGTCCTTGATATCATCCAGATCTACCATACGAGCCAACTCTCTCAACTTGTAGTCAAAAGCAGTTAGGGCAGAGCACAGTTCGTTGTATTTGGCATCGATAGCTTCTTGTTCTTCAGTACGTGTCATCATCAGTTCCTTTTCGTTCATCATGTAAGAATTATACCCCAGATCCGAATTAAAGTAAAGCACCTATCGACCTTTTCTACAAAAAATTTTCTGCGGGACTATTTTTGGGAGATGTGAAAACAGATTCATTAGGGTTTTTCCTGTAGATAGAGAGAAAACATGTCTAGCAATTAAACCCAGTCTATAGGGACATAGGGTAGGAGTCCCGCTAACTGAATGTAAGTCACTTAGCGTTTTTCCCTTTACTTTAATTCATCTT